TTTTGCGACTTCACAGGCCGGTCGTTTAGCTGTTGATTATTTTTTCACATCGGGGGGGTTGTCAGAACTTTTCCGTTCTCGTCGATTTTGTATCGTTTTTTTAGTCTGCTGTGTTCTTCTGCGTGACAATTTCTGCACAAAAGCTCTAGGTTATTAAAATCTAGAATAATATTATTATTGCTTATATTCTCAGGTGTTATGTGTATCTTGTGATGAACTATTACGCCTGAGTTATATATGCCTTTGGATAAACATCGTTCACACAAACCACCGACGTGCGAGATGTATGCTCGTCTGCAATGTTCCCATGCCGGTGACTTGTAAAACGCCTCTGCCCATTCCTTCAACTGCAATCCACCCCCACCGCGTATTGGATCGCTTCCCGCCGATATGGCATCGGCCCGTCCGAACTAAAGAAGGAGAAAAAGCAAATGAGCGAAGCCGCCCCGAAGCCTCGCCCATTCTTGGATTGTAGCAATCCTACCACGAATTGCTTATGAAAAACTGTAAAGATTTTATTTTTTTAGGCCGACATATACCGCCGTCAGGATCTCCACGTTCCAGCGGAACACAGCGTCAACAGAATAGTTACATACCTCTGCTGCCCCCGCAAGCGTGTGCGTCCGCTTGAAATATACCAGCTCCATCATCTTCAACCGCTCGTCTCCGTTCGGATAATAATTCTGCATCCTAATCGCGAACTCAACGGCGCTGATGATGTTCTCCTCCCGCTCGGTCAGCGTGGATCTGAGCGCCACGTTCTCGGTCGTGCGGCTTGCGCTGTGCTGGACAGCCGCTCCGCCATACACCGGCGTGATCTGCATCTCGTTCTCGCTTTGCCGTCGTTTCAGTTTCGGATATTGCTTCAGCGCACACCGCGCTTCTGCGCGTGCCTTCGCAATGTTCATGCGTCACCTCCGCATCATAGCAACATACTGTCCATAGCTCATGCCGAGCGCCTGTGCTTCGCGCTGTACCTCGGCGATCGTCTTGGATGGCGGCGTCAGCTGCTGCATCGCCTTCTGCGCTTTCACTTGCTTCAGATGCCGTTGCTGTGCAGCCGACTTGTGCTTCCGTACACACGCCGGGCAAAAGCGCTTCAGAAACCCGCTTGTGTCCTCAATCGGCTGTCCGCATTCCTGACATAGCTTCATTCTGCACCATCCTTGTCTGACGGAATGATGGTCGGAGCGGATTTGAGCATTTCTTCAATCAATTCTCTTGTGGATAGATTTAGTCTCCATGCTCGTTCAATCTGCTCGTCCCTGTCTATCAAATCCCCATGCGGCGGGATTTCGATGAGAGGGCAACCTTGCGCTGTGTTCGTGCAGATGTCCGTCAAAGTGCAGTAGATGCTTTTGTGGAATCGGCAGTAAAGACAGCTTTTCGGCATCTCCATGCCCTTTATCAGTACGCTCATGTTTCCTCCCTCACATATCGAAATGCACTCTAACATATTGACCCGGAACGTCAGTTTTGAAGTACAGTTCGCCGTGAAAATCATCCTCACAATATCCCGTCCATTGGTCAACGAAATATTCCTCGGTTACTCCGTTGGTATTTTTGAAGTGATCTATGTCCTCTTTTCCATATGTAGGAATAAGTTGTTCACGCCAGCCATTTACGAAGTTCAACGCCGCCTCGCGCTCGATATACTCAGCCATCAACAGCCTCCAATTCCTCCGCAATAATGCGGCAAGCCTTTCGCACGTTCTCTGGAATCCCATTCATCATTTCTTCGTTATCAATCGTTGCGGATTTGCCAAAACCCTCGACGAAAAGAATCAAAAACATAACGCCTTCAATGCGCCCTACTTCGCTCTCAATTTTGCGTTGGATTCGTTCGTACTGTGCCTTTTTCGCTTCAATGTCCATCACGCCACCTCCCGCTTTGAGCATCCGTCCACGTCAGGATCGACCGCGCCCAGCCGCTCACACCACGCAAACGCGCCGCAGCTGTGCATCGTCAACCGCTTGCATCCGCGACAATGCGGGAGCTGATTCGCGCGGAGCCGCGCGTTGTCGAGGACCAGGCGCTGTATGTCTCTGTCGCTCATATATTTCCTCCTTCTATTTTCGCAATTGCTTCAAAAAACGGATAGAATTGTTGTGGAACAACCGCATTGCCTAGGCACTTAAGTCTGTCCACCCGGTCGGGAATCCCATCATCCACTCGATGTATGTCGGGTTCGTCCGGCCAATTATCCCGAGCGGCGTGCATTCCAGCAGCTCGCAAAGCTGATGTCGATATCGCGATGTGTGTGTGTGTAGACGCGATTCTCTGCGGCGCCCTTGTAATCTGATGCTCTCGGCGTCGGGATCAGTTTCGTAAACTGATTTTCGTAACCCATCAGCCATTCCAAAAGCGCCGGATTCGTTTTCCCGCCGTTCCCAGCCGAGAAGCTCCTCCGTTCCTCCTCTGTGATCAGTCCCTTCTCCGCCATCTTCTGAAGCGTTTTCCGCGCCCCGGAACATCCTCCAAGAGATGCGTTCGCTTTCGGCGTGGGCCAAAATTGCGATTCTGTTTCGTCTGTGCGGGGCATCGACGCCACAAGCTGGCACAAGGAAAACTTGCGATTGATAGCCTTCCATTCCCAAGTCAGCAAGCACCGTGTCGAGTGCCAGATTGATGAGACCAGGCACATTCTCACCAAGCACCCAAGCGGGCCGGATTTCGTGTATAACTCGGAGCATCTCAGGCCAGAGATAGCGGTCATCCTTCTCGCCGCCTCGCTTCCCGGCGACGGAAAACGGCTGACATGGAAATCCTCCTGAAATAACGTCAACTGTTCGTAATCCTGTGCGTTCATAAAAGCTCTCTTTCGTCAGCGTCCGTATGTCGCGCCATCGCGGAACGTCGGGCCAATGCTTCTCCAGCACCTTCGTCGGGAAATCTGCCCATTCGCATTGCCCGACTGTCGTGAATCCGGCTGCTTCCGCCGCGAGATCCAGACCGCCGATCCCGCTGAACAGCGACAGATGCGTCAGCATTCCTCCACTTCCTTTACTGTGATCACCGTTCTCGGATTTCTCCGATCCACGCTTCCCGCGACATGGAGCCGGATGTGTGCCATATCGTCATCGACGATCACGCCCGCTTTCGTCAGGCCGTCGAGGAGGAACTTTCCGGCATAATTGTCCGCGTCGTGCCGCGCCTTTGTCGGGAAATAGTACATTATGATCACGTCCGCCAGCGCGTATGGCAGCGGCGGCTTGTCCTTGCTTGCCTTGCATTGCCATATCACCGCGTTCGTCCACGCGGCTTTTTCCTTGCGGTATTGCCAGACATTCTCACGACCGGCGAATGCGTTCAGCGACGGCGGGCAGCCGCGCAATGTGATCCTGATCACTTCTTCCGCCTCCTCTGCTGATTCGATACGCGCTCGGACACATACGCAGCGACAACGCTTTTTCGCGTTTTGGCGCGGTAATCGGCAAGCCACGTCTGGTATATGTCGCACTTGTGATAACAGCCGAAAACGCGATTTTCGCACTCATAGCACGGACTGTTCATCGTGTTCATCCAATCTTTGCCGCCATCTTCTTCAGCCGTTCAATATCTACCGATCTGTCGCCGTAATCGCCGATGGGCGCGTTTTTCGGCTTGTCGTAGCCGTTCCGCTCCCATGTGCGAACAGCGGCCTTCCAGTCCTTCATTGCGTTTTTGCCGACTTTCCAGCCGTTTGATGAATAATAGTCGATGAATCCCTGTGCGCTGACGTTGTTCCCTCGTTCTCTGCAATACTTCTCGACTTCTTCAAGCGCGGGCGGCGCGAAGCGCATATTCGTATTCGTATTCGGATTGGATTCTATTTGGATTGGATTGGATTGGATTACGGGAACATTTGCATTCAATTGATTGCAATTGAAATCAATTGCTTGCAAGTTGTCGGGAGGCGCCGGAAACTTACTGCGTTTATTGCGGATTGTCTGGTGTTTCTCCCAGTTTGGGAAGCACAGGAAGGGCCGTCCGTCCACTTCGTAGAGGACGATGCATCCAATGCCCGCCAAACCGGCGAGAGCTGCACTAATATCCTTGATCGTCAGCCGTTCCCGGAGCGGGAAGCAAGCGCCTTTTATGACGGCTGGCCTTGCATCCCCGCGCCCGTAATCATCAACCATTGCAATCAGCGAGATCCAAAGCCGAAACTGGAAATCCGTCATAGCATTCACTTTTTCCGATGTGTGAATGCTGTCCTTAATCATCCTGTTCGGCATCGGACACACCTCAGAACGGCAACTCGCCGTCTCTCATTCCAACGTCCTCCTCCAGCACCGGCGCCGCGTCAAGATAGGTCGCCTCGTTCTGGATGCCTTCGCGCTCGGTCTGGGCCGCTTCGCGTTCCTTCCACGTTTCGGACTCATGGATGCGGTTTTGAATCCATTCCGGCAGATCGTCGATCTTGTCCTCCACGCCTTCCTCGTCAAGGTCGATGATCGTGAAGCCGTTCGACAGCGCCGGAAGCGGCATCCCCTTCGGCAGCTTCATGATCCCGCCGATGACGGCCCGTTTCGTGCCGTCCTGACCGACTCTGTGGATCACGTTCAGCATACAGGGCGCCCCGACGATGTTCCTCAGATCGAAATTCTTCAGCTCCTCGACCGTGAAATCACGCCCGCGCCAGCTGATCAGATCCTTGCGAAGATTGCCCTTCGCGTTCAGCGAGGCCGTGTAGGTGTTCGACAGGCGGCGCGTCTCGCCGTTGTCCAGCTTCTCGCTGGGAATCTCCCACCCGATCAGCACCTTGCGCTGCGTGGTCTTGAACTGCTCGGAATACTGATCGCCGAGATCGATCAGCTGGCAGCACACCGCCGGATAAACGTCCTCCGCCAGAAGCGGGATATTGCTCTTCGCGCCTTCGTTTACAATGAGACTCATTTCTTTTTCTCCTTTACTTGATTGTCATATTTTTGCGCTCCACAAGCGAAGCGCCGGGAATGATCGCGCCGTCCTTCAGCGCGGCTTTGACAGCAACCTTGTCCACCTCCGGCGGCTTGCGGCGGATAAACGCCTCCGCCGGATTAAACCAGAACTTGTCCTCGTCGATCTCGACCGCCGTGCTTTTCGCGTATCTGACGCACACACGCGGCGAATAATACGATTCCCCGTTCGTCGCGTATTCGATGTAATTGCGGATGCGCTCCATGCGGCGCTCGATGGCCTTCCGCCGCTCCGCCAGCGTGGACTCCTGGTCGCGGATCGCCTTCGCCTCGGCGGTCAGATTGACCACCATGCACGCGGCGTTTTCGATCTTCGTTTCGCGGTCGCCGGACAGATTCATCAGCTCGTCGATGGCAGCTTCCGGCAGCTCCCCGTTCTCGTCCGTCTGCGACAGGATCTCCGCGATCCGCGCGTCGATTTCGTAGATTGTCATTCTTCATCCTCCCTCGCAATTGTCAGACGGGACGTCATGCACCATTCGCAGCACCATCCATACGGCGCCATGTTGTATGCCTCCTCGCCGTCGTAGATCGGCTCGTCGCACCATGAACAAGTGTGGACGGCCTTCGGCGGCTTCGGCTCCAGACGCGGCTCAACTTTCAGCTGTTCCATCGTCAACCTCCAAACTGTATCGGACGAAGCTGATGCGCTCCCCGAACTTGTTCCGCGTGTTCTGCCATTCCTTCCTGATCGGGAATCCGGCCCGCGTGATCTCGCTGATCCGCGACCGCAGCTCCGTCATGCCGAGATCGTTGATCGCCTGTTGCCCGGTGATCGAGCCATAGTCGATCATGTACTGAAGCACCCGCTGGGCGCTCGGCTTGAGATCGGTCGGGATCATCACGCCACCCCCAATGCCTTGAAGATGCCTGTAATTACCCAGCACAGGCTCCAAATCGCCGCGCCGCCGAGGAACAGGATGATCGCGTCCTCGATGGCCCGCACGACAAGCCCGCGAAAATAGGCTTTACTTGCGCGGCATTTTGTGATAACATTCAATAAAGACATAAAGACCTCCAGTTTTTTGTCTCCCGTCTTGCGGCCCTAACGCAAGGCGGGCTTTTTATTTTTCCGCGATGACTGTGCCATATTCCACCTTCACCACGTTCTTCAGATCGGCCTCCGTGATATAGCCTTGATTAATCGAATCGACAACGTAGTTGAACGCTTCCGAGAATTGCGTCAACTCCTCGTCTGATGCTCCGAACTTGTCCCGCATCGTGTAGAGGAACATGATCAGCGCCCCGTTGATGCCTTCCTCGCGTCCCTGTTCAAGCGCCCTGTCAACGTCGGCCTGTGTCCGTGGAATCCGTCGCGGATTCGTTTTTCCTGACGATTTCAACGCTCACCTCCACATCGCCCGCCTGTGCCATGATTCGCGCCAGCGCTTCAAAGGCCAGCTGCGGGTTTATTTTGTTGCTCATGCTCTGGCCTCCTTTTTCTGCTTTGCGCGATAAAACGCTTCGTTCAGTCGCTCCTCCGCGCCGTCCGGGTTTCTCCGCCCGTTCAGGATCATGCATACATAAGCCTTGCCGCAGCCAAGCTCCGCCGCCAGATCGTCATAAGTGATTCTCGCGTTGTGCATCCGACCGATCAGATCACCAGTCCACGCTTCCGGCATCTTTTCACCTCCTTTACAAAAAGTGTTGCAATTGTTTACAAAGTGTGATATTCTGTCATTGCTACACATCAGAATATTCATAAGCGCGGGCCGTCGGGCCGGTGCTTGCTTTGCTCATGCAACCTACGTTTCACATTATAGTGTAAACAAATGCGTCAGTCAACATAAAATTTGCATTTGTTTACACTTTGTAGAATGTGAACAAATGCAATAGGAGATTATTATGTTTTATGACAATTTCGTTATCCAATGCAATAAAATCAAACAGTCTCCGTCTGCCGCAGCTGTCGATATGGGATTCCATCGTTCCGAAGTTACGCGCTGGAGTAAAGGCGTAACGCCGCGCCGCGCGAATCTGCAAAGAATGGCGACATACTTTGATTGTACTATCGAAGATTTGCTTGCAGAAAATAAAAAGACCGCCGCCCGGATGGGCGACGGAAAATCGTCAAAGGTTATTGAATTTCTGGAGTCCCTTCCGACTGACGTCCTTCGCGGAATCCTTGTTGCGCTAAAAGCGCCAGAAGATGTTCTCGCTGAGCTGGATCAGAGAGAACAGAAATAATAAACTCGCGCACTTTTTCTGGCATATCACAATCTCCTCGCTGTTATGTTTTAATCCTAAACCAACAATAACATCGAAAAAGGTCAAATGTCAGGACAGATACCAAAAATATTTTCAAAGCGGGAGCGACCGCTGACGCCGCCAAGCCGTTGATCGCTCCCACTCCTTCCGGGATGGCTTTATTTTAACCGATATGGGACGTTTCATTCAAGTTTCATATCTGGTCGAGGAGGCGCTTTCTATGAACTCAAGCCATTCCGTGCATGATACTTTTTTAGTCACGGAGGATTCACAGATGGAACACACAAAGGCACAGGAATTAATCAGGCAGCTCAAAGAGATCAAGACCTCCAACGAAATCACATATCCACGCATTATGGAGCGCATGGAAAAGAACGGAAAGTATGTCAGTCTGACAACGCTCCGCCGCGTATTCGCAAGCAACTCGGAAGATAATGCCGACAGCTTCAATTATGAAAACACTTTGCTTCCGATTGCCGAGGCGCTTCTGAATGTCGAGGATCTTCCCACTCCAGCAGACTCGCCGGCGGCAAAAGAGATCGACGGGCTGAAGGCCGTGATCCACGTCCAGAACGAGGAGATTGCCCGGCTTCACGAAATGAAGGAACATCTAGAAGCGCGCATCACGTTTTTACTGGAACAGATCGAAAAGAAGGATCGCCGCATGGACGAAAAGGACGAAACCATCAAGCGATTGATGGACAAAATACTGTAATTATGAAAGGATGATAATCGTGACTTGCCCGAAATGCAAAAGCGAAAACGTAACGACGCAAGTGATCAATGAGGTCGAAATCAAGAACAAGCACAAAGGGATTTTCTGGTGGATTTTTGTCGGCTGGTGGTGGCTTCCGATCAAATGGCTTGTTTTTACGCTCCCGGCGCTGATCTTCAAAATCTTCGGTCGCAAAAAGCAAAAGGCCGTCAACAAGCAAAAAACTGTCTGCGTTTGCCAGAACTGCGGATATTCTTGGACGTTGTAATGAATGTCGCATTGTACGCCCGCGTCTCGACGGAAGAACAGGCGAGGCACGGGATCAGCATCGAAGCGCAGACCGCAGCGCTGCACAAATGGGCCGATGAGAATGATCACGTCATTGTCGGAGAATACATCGACAACGGCGTCTCGGCCCGAAAATCGCCGTCTAAGCGGCCCGCGCTTCAAGCGCTGTTGCATGACATACCGGGAAAGCAAATCGAACTGATAGCGTTTACAAAGCTCGACAGATGGACGCGGAATGTCAAGGGCTATTATCAAGTGCAAGAAGCGATTGACGCGCACCGCGTCGCGTGGGCCGCGATCCAAGAGGACTATGAAACGATCACGGCGTCGGGCCGCTTCAAGGTCAATATCATGCTGTCCGTCGCGGAGAACGAGGCCGACCGCACGTCGGAGCGCATCAAGGCCGTGTTTGAGCATAAGGTCGAGCTTGGCGAATCCCTTGGCGGTCGCACTCCGTTCGGATTCATGGTCGAAAACAAGCGCCTGATCCCCGATCCGGCGACGGCGGAGATCGCCCGTGCCATGTTTGACAGATACATCGCCACGGCGTCATATTACGACACAGCGCGTTATTTACACGATCAGACGGGAGCAATGTGGGAATACCACTATCTGCGGCGATGCCTCAAAAACACGCTCTACATCGGAAAATACCGTGATAATGACAATTACTGCGAACCGATCATAAGCCTTGATACATTCAACACCGCGCAAGAGCTGATGAAGCAGAGGAGTATCCGGCACAACCCGACAACCCGCGTGTATCTGTTCTCCGGCCTTGTGCGCTGTGAATGCTGCGATCACGCGATGGTCGGTTTCTCGCTCCCGAAGCCCAGCGGACAGGATTACTATTACAGATGCCATCAGGCCGCGATCTATCACCGATGCGAACACACGCACGCGATCCGCGAGGAACGTCTGGAGCGCTGGATGCTTGAAAACGTCGCGCTGGAGCTTGATGAATGGTCAGCGCAGTATAAACTCACGCCAAAAAGAAAAGCGCCTGACAACGCGAAAATCAAGCGCAAAATCGAACGGCTCAAAACGCTGTATCTTGACGAGCTGATCACGCTGGAACAATATAAAGCGGATCGCGCGGAACTGGAAGCGCAACTCGGCAGCACATCGGAGCCGCCGGATCTGTCGGGATTAAAGAAACAGTTTGAAGGCGACTTTCAAAGCATTTACAAATCGCTCACCCGCGAACAGCGCCGGTCATTCTGGCACAGCGTTATCGAGCGAATAGACCTTGATGCGGAAAACAATCCGCATATTGTGTTCCGCTCTGGTATATAATCCTTCACTATGGGACAGCATTGTTATGAATTATATACCTAGCAAAGGGAGGGCGATTGCCCTCCCCCGCTTTACATCTGACTGTACAGCTGCTGATACCGCTTGACCTTCTCGGCCTTCTCGATGCTTTTCTTATGCAGATAGTCATAGACTGCCATCATGTTCTCCGGCGGATCTCCATGCTCCCGGCGATAGTCCTCGATCAGCTTCACGACTTCGTTATGAAGCGCCATCGAATGCTTCATCTCGTCGTTGGATAGCGAGTAGAATGTTTCCGCCAGACTTCGATACTCCGCCTTGTGTTCGATTGCCAGCTCCGCATAAGCGCAAGCATCTTCCAGCTCGTCGTTGATATGATCCGTTACGACTTGGATGATCTTCACGCGATCACCGCCTCAAATCAGATGACCGCTGGAGCGTTTGCCACCCATTTACCCATGACCGACAGCAGATACTCGCTCTGAGCCTTCGTCGCGGCCTCGGTCTGCGCTTTCGCCAGCTCACGGATCGCCGCGTCATACTTGTCCTGAAGCAGCGTGGACTTGATGTCGCAGCAACAGGAGCCGAGCTGCGAACTGAGCGAAGCGATGCTCTGCTGGATCGCGTTGAACCCCTGAACGACATTGATCTGGTCAGCCGCCCTCTGCTGCTCGTTCAGAAGATTCTGCCCGGCGATCTGCATCGCAGTTTCATAGTTGTTGTTGGCGCTTGACAGGAGAATGTCTCTGATGCCGGTTTGCGTGGACTGATTTGCCAAAGCCGCATTGATTTTCGCATCGACGTCACCGCCGCCCCATCCGAAGCCATTGCCGCCGCCAAACAGCATCGCAATGATCAAAAACGCGAACAGCCAGCTCCCGCCGAAAACGCCGGATTCGTTGTTTCCCATAGTAAACCCCTCTTTTTATTTATTTGTCCCCAGCTGGAGGATCATACCAGTTTGTTGATCGTGGACTTCACGCTTTCCGTCAGCTGCCCAATGTCCACGCCTTTGCTGTCGGCAAGGCTTCGCGCCGTGCTTTCCAGATTGTTAAGGTCAAGGCCTCGAAGCTGCGGATTCGTCCGCGCAAGATTCTGCAAGAACGCCTCCGGCGTTTCTCCGCGCATGGCAGCACCGACGGCTTGCATCAGAATGTTGGTAGCACCTTTGCCACCATTTAAAAACGAGAGAATCGGATTCATGCATCGGCCTCTTTCTTCGCCTTCGGCATCATCGCCGCCAGCGCCTCGCGTATCTCTGCCTTGAATGCGTCAAGATCCTGTTTCGTGATCGTGTTGTCACCCGGCTCCGGCACGTCCTCCAGCGTGAAGCGTCCCATCTTGATCGGAGCCGCCAGCCCGTTCGCATCGGTCGAAAGCGTGTAGAACACCGCCTCGGCGTTGTCGAACACAGCCGCCGAGCTGTTTGCCGGGAGCTTCTTCAGATACTCACGCGCACCGGCAACGCCGTCAACGAACGCGATGGCCTGTTGCGGCGCTTGCACGGCGGGATTCTGTGCCGGGAGGATCGGCGGCTTCTGATTGAGAATGTTCTGAAGCTGTTGCATCTGCGTCTGGATCGACGCCAGCTGCGGATTGTAAAAGTCAGGCATCCAGTCCGGCCTCCTTCAGTATCTCGTCGATGATCTGTTTTAATTCTTCTTCGTTCATGCCTATATAATAAAAAAATAGCTTCCCGTCCGCAATGAAGCGAATAGGAAGCTATTTTACACTTTTATGAAATTTTACTACAAAAGCCGATTCAGATGCTTTGTCGTGGTCGCGACGATGTAATAGATCTGACGCGGCGTTCTGTCCACGTCCTCTGCGATCCGCTCATACGTCCACCCGTCAATCAGCCGGAGCTTCAGGACGCGCCGGTGAAGGTCATTGTGTATGCGCTCCTCGATCAGGCGGCACATCACGGAATTATCATAATCAAGCATAAATACCTCCATTCTGCACAATGGCGGCTTTGTGCTTTGTTTATGTGTAATATGTCGCTTTCAGCCGATTTTCGGCCCACTCAAAGATCATAAATCGCTTATGGGCGCCCGTGTACCCGTTATTGCTCGACCATTCGTCCGTTGGGACGCCGGACGGCAGACGCCGCACCATCATCCCATCGTCGATGGATTCCCGATGCAGATGCCCGGAATGGATCTCGCGGATTTTGGCCTTTGCGAACTGTTCCGGGAAATCTAAAACGAAATTCTGGAACAGTCTGTTGTCGTTCCGCGCGTACTCGCAATGACCAAATCCGATGAAGCACCCGCGCCAGAAGATGCACTTTCGCGGCGCGAGACTGTCATCGCTGTTGCATTGCGGATATTGCGCTTCCAGCGCCTTGTACAAGCACCACGCGGAGCATTCGTCGTGATTTCCCTTTGAATAGTGCAATTGCACTTTGGGCGAATGCTCCAGCGCCGTGTCGATCAGAATGCGGAAGAACTTCCACGCATCGGCCCATGCCTTCTGAAAGTTGACCTTCTCGATCGGCGTCCCCTTTGCCGTGTGACCGCGAAAATCGTTGTTGTGAAGCACGTCCTGTCCGATCAGGATATTGATCTCGTTATAGGATTTATCCGATATAATGCCGATAATGTCCGCAAGTGCGTCCGCGTAATAATTGAAATCCGCGATCCCAAAATGCATATCGAACAGCGGGATCTCCAGCATTGTATCACCTAGTAATGAACTAGGCTTTATCTCGGACGGCTTGATGCATTCGGTCACAATGTCGCGGATCGCGTACCAGTCAATACTAGCGTGTTCTTTGACCCATACTTGAGTTATTTCGCCGGACGCGTTGACCTGAACTGTCGCGCCGTGCGGCATGAACTGTGGGAACGTGCCGGAGGAAAGCAACCCATCGTCTGCATATGCTTTGCGTTTCCATGCCCGAAGCTGGCGCTTAAATGACTCATACGTCATGCTGCCGCCGTATTCCGGCACGAGGATCTTGTCGAAGATCTCCCGCGTTGTCATCGTCCCGACTGCGTTGACGCACTTTGCCTTGAGCCGGTAGTCCAATGGGATCACCTATCTTTGTAGAGCGTTTTTATGTCGTTCTTTATGACGGCAATGTCCGTCTGGATTTCTGCAAATCGCTCGGCATAACTGTTATGGATTCTCAGCTGCTCTTCGATGCGGGCCAGCCGATCCTCCTGTTTCTGGTCGCGCTTTGCTTCCTCGATGTTCCGCGACTTCGCCTGTGCGCGGGAGATCAGGAACTGACCGAACACCGCGCAGACGCCGGTTATGATCGCAACGATGACCGCATCACTCATGCCCCTCCACCTCCGGCAAGCCTGTGGCGATGCTCGTCAGGATAGAGAGAAACGCCGCGACGGCGCTCACACTCAGAGCGCGGAGCCATTGTACTTCGCTGATTGCGGCCCCAACGGCAACGAAGCCGACGAACGTCTGTGCGAACGTCCGCAAAGCACGCGCCCCGGCGGCTGCAAGGAACTTCTTCCAGTCTTTCATTATGCTTCAACCTCCCATCCATAAACATCAGGCGACCACACATTATTGTCCACGATGCTGACATACACAGCGTCCTCGGCGGTCGGGAAATGCACCTTGTCGCCCGTCATATACGCATCTTGCGCTCCTGTCGGTTGCCGCCACACGGGAATCTCTCCCGGCTTTGCGACCTCCGTCCACAGCGCGGGAGTCTTGTCCGGCTCCCATCCGTCCTGAGTTGTGTGCGGCTGGACGCATCTGTACAGCTTTGCGTCGTACTCATACCGTTCGTTTGCGGTGACCACGATGCCGGCCTTCCACGCCGGGAACAGCGTCACAGCGGACAGCGCATCGGTGTCGGAAAGCGACGCAGATGCCTTTTCGATCATTGCGCGGAGCTGCCGCGCCCTCGCTTCGGTAATCATGCCTCCGCCTCCTCTCCGACGATGATGTCGAGCAGTTCTTCGGCGCTGGGTTCAACGGGATCGCACGGGATGTCTGTTTCCTCATAGGTGAAGCGGCACGGCACGGCGTTAACCGCGTCGTTCCACAGCGTATCGGTTTCCACCTGACGGAGCTTCACACCGAGGTCGCTGTATCTGCGCTCTGCTGTGCCTAGTGATTCGATGATAATCATACTGCGACCTCCTTTTAGGCGAACGGACTGACGTTGTCAGGCCA